GATCAAATGTCATTACACGAAAGATCAATTCTCGTTTGGTGATTTTTTTGTAGTCAATTTCGCAGTCAGCCTGTTTGACTTTTTCGCCTGCCAGTTTGCGAGCTTCAAAATCTGCTTGAGAAAGACGCTTGGCTTTGTTTCGCTTTGCTTCTGCGATTGTGCGAATGTTAATACGGTCAAGTGAAGGCAGAATAATATCGTATTGATGATAATCAGGGTCTGTAAATGAACAGTATGTGGTCTTTGACTTGTGTATTTCTTTTAATAGATCTTTGTTATTAAGGTAATTGACTTTCCTCAACGAATTCTCCTAAGTTATTGATAATATTATAAAGTATGTAGTTTATTTTGTCAACTAAATACTGCAAGGAGAAACAGTATGGCAAATGATCCTCAGAGTAATAGTCCCGGCATTATAGACCGAGTTACTAGTGGCATCGGCGGAGCAATAGCAGAAACTGGGCTAGGTAAACTGTTTCGTTCTGGCAATCTACCGCCTGGCGGAGAAGCAGCACTTCAGAATTTTGTACCAGCAAGCTTTAAAGAAAGAATTGATTGGAGAGTTAAACTAAGTTTACCCACCGGCGGCGCGTTTCCGGCAAAGCAACCAGAGCGCGATTCTAACAATCCGCTTTTACCCTTGTATGAAACAGGTGCGGCAATGGTTTTTCCTTACACACCAAATATCTATGTGACGTATTCTGCAAATTATGATAATCTTGCTCCTACGCATTCTAATTATCCATTTCCGATATATCAAAATTCTGCAGTTGATCAGTTTGTTATAACAGGAGAATTTACAGTAGAAAACTCTGACGAGGCTCTTTACTGGATAGCAGCTAATCATTATCTGCGTTCCGTTACAAAAATGGATTACGGTCGCAACGGCACAGGAGCTCCGCCGCCTGTAGTTAAATTAAACGGATACGGAGATTTTGTTTTCAAAGACGTTCCAGTAGTTGTTCAACAGTATAATATTGAATTAAGTGATAGTGTAGATTATATAAGAGCACCAACGCCGCAAAACGGCTCTTGGGTTCCCACTAGAAGCACAATTTCTGTTACTCTTCACCCAGCCTACAGTAGGGATTCTGTTAATCAATTTAGCCTTAAAGACTTTGTTAATGGCAAATATATAGCTGAAAATGGAAGGTTTATTTAATGGCAAATTATTCTTCCTCTAGTCCCTGGAATAATACAAAATTTAGAGGTAATAGATATCTTGATATTCTTCAAATCAGACCTGTACCAGCCGAGGCTGATGATTTCCTTTATGAAATAGAATCGCAGTATACATACAGACCTGATCTACTTGCCTATGATTTATACGACAATTATAAATTATGGTGGGTTTTTGCGCAGCGGAATATGAATGTTCTAAAAGATCCTGTTTATGATTTTACAACAGGTACAGAAATTTATTTGCCTAAAGCATCTAATTTGCAAAGACTACTAGGAGCCTAGTATGAGCGATAATGATATTAGAGTAGGTCCTAGAGCAGACAGACTAGGCACAACTGGACTTTTAGACAGTGCGTTATCGCCTGTTTTAGAGGACGAAGAATCTCGCGCTACAAGTCAAACAGAACAAGACCAAACTGCATTTATAGAAAATCCATTATCCAAGTTTGCCGGTTACAACTGTATTATTACTCTTGCTGCCCTGACAAAAGGAGAGCTAGCAGATCCTGACAATACCTATAGAGCCAAAGGACCAATCAATAAAATTGTAAAATCAGGTGGTATAGGCAGCAATAAAGCGCCTACTTCATATGAGCAATCACTAGGAATAACTACCGAATACTTTATAGACGATACAGAAGTAAACGCTATCATATCGTCAAATCGATCTTCAAAGCAGACAAATGCAACCACTATGAATTTTAAAGTTCACGAACCTTATTCGATGGGTGTTTTCCTTGAAACTCTTGCAGTAACAGCTATTTCTGCAAATGCTGATGCTGCAAGTTATCTCGATTCAGCGTATGTGCTAATACTGGAGTTTGTAGGATTTGACGACGCTGGCAACCAAATTGAAGTGCCTAACACGAAAAGATATTTTCCAATCAAACTTACTAAGGTAGAATTCAATGTTACTGCCGGCGGCAGTGTGTATGATATTTCTGCTGTTGCATGGAATGATCAAGCACTAGCTGACGAAGTTCAGAGAATAAATCAAGACATTGATGTGTCAGGCATAACAGTAGCAGATCTACTACAAAACAATAACGAAGAAACAAATCGGCCTAGTCTTACATCTGTTCTAAACAGTATACAACTCGATCAGAAAGAATCAGAAAATATAGCGGCTGCAGATGCTTATGTAATAATGTTTCCAGAATCTAATGCATCTGCAGAAGATACTTTCAAAAACAGCGATTCTGCAGAAGCAGGAGCAACCACACAGTCTCAGATTTCTCAGAATCTTGAAGCAACTGCTGAACAGGGAGTAACTCTGGAAGATATACAAGAATTTGCGAATACCAGCGGCGATATAAATGAAATCGGACAAGCAAAGGTTGACTCTGTAACATTTACAAGCGGAAACTCTAAATTTGGCACGTCTGATGTTGTGTTCGAAGACGGATTAGCCATACGCGGCAATTTAGAATACGACCAAGAAAATAGACATATCAATATCAGTCAGGGTTCGAGGATACAGGATGTTATTGAAGCAGTTATTCTTGTATCAGATTACGGAAAGCAACTTGCTACTGCCGAGCCAGACTCGCGTGGTATGCTGAAATGGTTTCGTATTGAAACCGAAACATACGAAGTTACAGACGAAGACAATGCAAAACAGAGAGGTCGCTCAGCAAAGATATACGTTTATAGAGTAGTAACCTATCGTGTACACGCATCTAATTTTGTAGGTGCTTCGCAAAAAAGCCCCGGCATTACTGAACTAAAAAAGAAAATACCAAAAAAATATGAATATATCTATTCTGGAAAAAATGATGATATTATAAATTTTGATATTGCTTTTAATAATGCATTTTATACTGCTGTATCAATGGATTTATATCAAGCTGGCGCCGATAGTCAGCTTAATGGAGCATCTGCCGGAGGATTTAACACAAGACCTCTTCCGACACTTGCTAGAGATACTGCAGCTAGAGGAGATACAGGCAACGAACCTTCTGGAAATACCGAATTTGGTGCAAATCCAAATACTTCTAGCGCAGTCATATCAGGCAGCGGAACAGAAACTGTTGAAGTTGCTATTTCTAGACAATTTAACGATATTCTAAATAATGGTGTAGATCTGATCACAATGGAGGTAGAAATTTTAGGTGATCCTTATTACTTGTCAGATTCTGGTATTGGCAACTATAGAGCACCTGTATCACAAAATCAAACCACAGCAGACGGAAGTATTGATTATCAATATGAAGAATCACATGTAATTTTCGAATTTAAAACACCATTAGACTATAACAATGATACCGGTGAAATGATTTTCCCTGCAGCGTCTGGAGAACCGGTAAAAAAGTTTTCGGGAATATATAAAGTAATTAGTTTGCAAAATCTAATAAGTCAAAACAAATTTACACAAAACCTAAAACTACTTAGAGTCCGCAATCAAATCGGCGAAGACACTGAAGATAATACATATATTAAACCAGATGACGGTAAGCCTTTATTTGATATGAGCAAAATTCCTACCTTGGATGATATACTAGGTTTAAGTATAGAGTCGCTAATCCCTATACCGCCGCCGTTAGATGATTTAGAAATTCCTTCTGGTAATAATGCTACAGAGCCAATCGGCGACGTAACCGGGGAGTTTAATAACGCCCCAACGCAACCTCTTGGCCCTACTAATAACCAACCAGATGAACCCCGGCAAACTCTAGAAAGTCAAACTCCTTTGACAGGAAATTCTTCAGAAGGCTTCTAATATCAAGAAAGGTATAGTTAATGAGAAATGATAGCGTAAACACATATACAGGACAGGTTAAAAGAAGCGATTCTCAGCTTGTTAAATATGCTCCGTCTCCTAATCCGTATATTGCAATAGTTCGCAGTCATCTTGATTCTTCCTTTATGGGCGGATTAGAAGTTCAGTTAATGCCAAAGAATGCTGCAGGTAACCCTCCTGACGACCCAGGAAGCTACTATAAGGTAAGATATCTTGCTCCTTTTTACGGAGTAACTCCTCTAGCAGGTGTGCAAGATAATCCAGGACACGAAAACAGTCAAAAATCCTACGGGATGTGGTTCACACCGCCTGATGTTGGCAGCAAGGTATTGGTTATTTTTGCAGAAGGCGGCGAAGCATTTTGGATAGGTTGTATACCCGAACAAGGCACTAATTTTATGTGCCCTTCGGGCGACGCAGTAACAACCTATCATGATGCTAGTTCTCGTTCCTCCGAAAAACTACCAGTAGGAGAGATTAATAAAAGACAAAGGCGTGATGCAAGCACACCTCCTACTGCATTTGCTAAACCGGTTAATAATGACATTCTAAATAGTCTACAAACAAGAGGATTACAAGGCGACGAAACAAGAGGCCTAACAACTTCTAGTGCTAGACGAGAAGTCCCTAGCGCAGTTTTTGGAATATCGACACCGGGCCCGCACGATCGGCGACCGGAGGCTCCTAAGGTTCCTTACGGAAATACCGAAGTTTATCATAACAGATTGGGCGGCAGCTCTATTGTAATGGACGACGGCGATGCAACACTAACACGAAAAGGATCACCGAGTTCGACGCCGCCGGAATATGCTGACAAAAAAGCAGGAGACGATGCCGGCGACGTTACAATTCCGCATAATGAGATGCTGCGCTTAAAAACACGTACCGGTCATCAGATACTGATGCACAATTCGGAGGATCTAATCTATATTGGAAACAGTCGAGGCACAGCATGGGTAGAATTAACTTCAAACGGCAAAATTGATATCTATTCTGAGGATTCGATTTCTGTGCGCACTGCTCAGGATCTGAACTTCAAAGCAGACAGGGAAAAGAAACAAATATCACTTCAAATTCTAGTCCAATTAATATTCTAGCAGAAAAAACACTCAATTTAGAATCCGCAGCAGAGTCTACTAATATTCTATCTAAGAAAAATAATTCGTTTACTGCAACAGACGGCGACACTAGTATTTTGAGCGGACAATACTATCTTGCCTCAACAGGAAAAACCTATCATATGAATGATAGCAGCGCCCAACCTAGAACTGCAACAAGCGCTACATCAGCAACAGAAGCTGTGGCTCTTACTACATGGTCTGTGTCCCAAGGAGAAACCAAAACAATCATGCGCCGTGTTCCATCAAGAGAGCCTTGGCTATCTCATGAAAATCTTGCCCCTCTCAATTTTACTCCTACAGAAACTGATATTAAGAAACCTAATGAAGATGCAACGGCTATTACTTCTGTTCCTCCTGTAGAAGGCAAGTACAAACTTACAGCAGATACATTTAGAAGAGGCGCATAACACAAGGTAAATATTGTAATGAGTACACTAGAAAAAAATTTATACACAGATATAAATGTTCCTGCTAATAAAAAACCACAAGCAGTTCCCGAAAGTCGTGCCTATCGAGGGTTTTCCACAGTAAATCCTGATTCTGACAGTTTTGTACTATACGATCTTGCAATAATCAAGCAGGATATAATCAATCACTTTCATATTCGACAGGGCGAAAAACTCGACAATCCAGAATTTGGCACGATTATATGGGATTTAATTTACGAGCCTCTTACAGATCAATTGAGAGATCTGATTGTGCAAAACGTAAGCACAATTATCAACTATGATCCTAGAGTAGATGTAAAAGAAATTATAGTCGACACCTTTGACAAAGGCATTCAGATAGAATGCGAACTTGTGTACCTTCCTTATAGCATTTCAGAATCTCTGCGTTTGCGATTCGACCAAGACGCAGGGCTAATTAATTAACCACGCAGTTTTTTACAGTAAATAAATACTCTTATATAGAGGAATAACTATGTCGTCTACAGATAGACAAAATCGCTTGTTGGCAGCAGAAGACTGGACTA